ATGTGGATAGTGTCACTACTACACAGCGTGTAACTTTAGCTTTGGAATACAAGAGAACTTAGTAGGTTACTTAACTAACTAACATGGCATTTCCACAAATAGCAGCCACTGGCGTTGCTGGATTCGGCGTTGCAGCTGGCCTCTTAAACTTACCAGCTAACATTGCAGCCGGTAATCTACTTATAGCTACCTTGCTAACTGGCCCTAGTGGGGCAGGGGTAACATGGCCTGCAGGATGGACTGAGATATCAGATGATTTCCTAACTGATATACTCCTCTCCCATGCCTACCGTATAGCTGATGGCGTTAGTGATGGTACAACAGTTACTGTTACACTACCAGCTGGCGGACCAAGGCATAGTGGTTTTGTCTATAGAATTACTGACTGGCATGGAGTTACACCACCAGAGGTAGGCTCAGTAGCAAATGGTAATAGCTTAACACCAGACTCACCTTCGCTAACTCCTAGCTGGGGTGCAGCTGATACATTATGGATTTCTTCATTCATCCATACTACGGCCGGTGTTCCTACATTTACTGAGCCAAGTAGCTACGATAAAAGTAAGCTAACAGATGTTACTACTAACCGTTACACTGGTGGTGTAGTTGGCAGGGAACGCAATGCAGCATCTGAGAATCCCGGTAACTGGACATTGGAAGGTGTAGCTGCTGCCATATGGCTGGCAAATACAGTTGCTGTACGACCTGCAGTGACGGCGAGAGCTAAAAGTCAGTCGGCAGGCGTAATAATATGAAGATAACTGCCCTCGATATACCTCAAACAGTTGAGGCCCTTGAAGCAATCAAGGAGGAGTTACCTGATTCAGTCGGTGATATTGAGGAAGTATTACCTGGTCTGAAAGGCTGGCGTAACCCTATAAACAAGTTTAGGGTCCTGCGCTTACATCGAACTGCAGACCCTGAAAAGCGCAGTCAGGATTGGATTACCAAGGCTCGTAGTGGTCTTTCTACTTCCGATTGGCTACGCGAGTACGAGTTAGTGTGGGAAGCGCTAGACGGGCGCCCTGTTTATGTTGATGAGTTCAGTCATGAGTTTCATACAAGTAGAACCTCCCTTGGGTGGAACCCTGCGCTTGTGGTTGGGCGTGGGTGGGACTTTGGACTCTATCCAGCATGTATCTTTGCCCAGCTCTTCCCACACTCTCGTCTAATAGTCCTAAGGGAGTGTATTGGTGAGGATATTGACACTGAGAGATTTATCTACGAAGTCGATAGGCTTAGCCATGAATGGTTTCCGGGTGCCAAGTTCGCTGAATTTGTCGATCCTACAGGCCGAAATAGGGCGGGAACTGATGGAAGAAGTTATACCAACCTTCTTTCTGCTCGACCCTTGCGAGCCAAAAGGATTTATCTTGGGGCAAATGCCCCTGCGGCTAGGCGAAGTGCGGTCATTGACTTCCTAAAAGAGAATGTAAAGGGTCTTCCTTGCTGTCTAATAGACCCTTCATGTGAGATTTTACTAAAAGGATTCGGTGGTGGCTACCATTATCCTTATAAGAACGGGACGTTATCAGCCAAACCAGATAAAAATCTGTTTTCTCACATCCATGACGGCCTGCAATATCTATGTTCTAAGATCCGCTCAGTCAAAATGGTGTCCGACACTCCTATTAAGATCATCGAGCCCAGGTTTGGGCGCGGACCTCAAGGAATGGTGCCACAGACGCCATATGAAAGGCCAGGAATCATTAGTTAATGGCTACAATCATCCCAGATAACCCTAATAGCTACGCCACAATTAAGGCTGGTAACAAGGGTTACACTCCTCGAGGCGGCGCTGCACCTTCTTATAATGGCCAGGAAGATGATGCCACCCTTGGTGAGGGCTCCTATGTCCTTGGCTACTCTGACACTGAGTCAGGACCGCCCTTCTATGGTAAGAAGGAAGTCGGTATTGACTACTTAGAAGAGCCTGAAATCAAGCGTTTCTTCGGGGCTATGTTCAGTTACGCCGATGAACACCGCAGGCCTCGTGAGTTGATTTGGGATAATTGCTGGCGGCTGTATAATAATCAGTACGACTGGTCTACAAAGGCCTGGTGGCAGCATCGTGCGCCTATTCCTAAGGTACGCGCATCCGTGGATAGGGCTGTAGCGCTGTTTAGGAAGACACTCTTGAAGATGAACCCCTGGTATGGTGTCCAGGCCGAGTCAAAACTTGGTAGAACCAAGGGCCGCTACACTATGCTGCTCACTGACTACTGGTTTGACCAGGCTAACATCCAAGATGAGATGATGCAGGCCTTCAAAACTGGCCTGGTAACTAGCGTAGCTGCGCTAAAAATCTGGTGGATGCGAGTAAAGGACTTCAAACCTACACTCTATACAGAATCTAAGGAGATTCCAACCTATGAATTTGGCCTTCAAACAGGAACCAGCCTCCAGGAAGAGAAAAAATCCCGTCTCGATCCCTACTACAAGGGAAAACTCGGAGTGGTGGCTGTCAACCCTCGGAATCTATGGATTATCCCAGGAACAAACGGCAAGGGTATCATCGAACGCTCCCAAGCTAGCCTCCAGGAGATCGAGGCTCTTGCGGATATTGGAGTGTACGATAAGGCTGCGGTCAAAAGACTACGAGATCAGATTTGCGGACCTACCGAAACTGCTCTCGATACGTCCCGTCAGACTGTTGAGGGCCTCGCACAGGCGAATCAGTACCTTCGCTTAGTCGATCTATACCATTACTGGGGTGATATCTATACTCCTCAGGGCGTTCTAGTGAAATGTGACGCCTCTTTCACCCTAGCAAACAAAGATATAATGATTAGAGCACCTCATGATAATCCATTCTATCATAAGGAACATCCTTACGTTATTGGCACTCCTTATACTATTCCATTTAGCACCTACAACAGAGGTATGGTTGAGGATGTTGCTGAAATAGCTGAAGCCATCACTGAAATGGCGAATCTAATAGCCGATGGCGCCTTATATGACGCCATGAAGGCCTTTGCCATCGATATAGACCAACTTGATGACCCTAATGAGGCTCGTCAGGGCGTCTACCCTGGTAAAACCTTCATCCGCAAGAGTGGCAACGCCGTAGCACCTAACGAACAGCTAGTTCAGACGGTTGACGTAGGTAAGGTACCTGCCGAGGCCATGAATATGATCCAACTGTACGAGAAGTACATGCAGGAGGGCTCATACGTTAATGAGTGGGTTTCCGGTCAAGGCAATCAGCAGGGTAGAACTCTTGGCGAGGTTAATATTAAGACGGCGGCTGCTCTTGAAGGACTGGACGAGTCTGCTAGAAACCTGGAAATTACTGTTATTGAGCCGACGCTGGACAAAGTTGCGAGGACTATCTATCAGTTCCAGGAGAACTATACTCTACCACGGCTTGTTGAGAACTATCCGGATCTTTCGGGCATCTTACAAGGAATGACCCCTGCGGAACGCTACTCCACAATGGTTGGAGATTACAACTTTAAGGTTCGCGGCATGTCTATTATGATTGATAGACAGCAAAAGATAGGTGAACTGAAGGAAATCCTACAATTGCTAAGCTACCTACCTGGCTTCATCGAGCAGCTAAATCCAATAGCTACTCTCGAAGAAGTCTTGATGCCATTAGGGTGGGACCCTGCTAGGCTCCTGATTAACCCAGGAGCGATGGGAGTAAGTATGCCCACTGTCGGAGCTGTACCTCCAGCACCCCAACCTATGCTACCTCCTCCAGGGGGAGCACAAGGACCAGGTGGCAACGCAGGCGGTCCAGGACGCACTCCAATGGCTCAGCGAGCTGCAGATGATGGAGCGAAGTACGGGGGTGCACGCGACAACCCTGCGGCTAGAGGCGGTAATCCTGCTGCCGGTGGAGGCCAACCTAATGGTAGCGCCCCTGGTGGCGGATTGCCTCCTCAAATGATGCAAGCTATCGCACAGTTGATGAACAAAACTAGGCAGCGAATGTAGGCAATGAGGATCGTTCGTCGAGCACGACGTAGGAAGGTGCACTATAATACAATGTGCTCTCCCAGACGTCGCAAGGATATGTCAATAACTTATCATAAAGGAAGGAGCACAGCAAGTGGCAAAAGCAAGTAAATCTAAAGGTGGTGGCAAACCAGTCAACGTGCCGAAAGGCGCCAAAACTAGCCTACTTCAGGGCTACAAGAAAGGGAAATAGTTGTGCCTATCGGTGACTCTAAATTCAAGGTGATTGATGACCTAAGCCAGATGGCTGAGCTAGGCGTCAGTGCAAGTGTGGTAGTAACAGCCTTGGAGCCTATAATGGACCGTCGCTTAGCACAACTTCTGGACAAGCTTCAGCAATGTCCACCTGAGCTAGGACCCATTCTAGACATCAAGGCACAACTTGGGGAAGTGTGGCGTATCAGAAAAGAGTTTATTGCCTTCAAGAACAAGGGCCAGAATGCGTCGGATGCCCTCAATAATATCGTGGCAGGAATAGAAAGGAAAGGAGAGAATAATGGCAGCCGAGCAAGCTCAAGCTCAAGATAGTCCGCCGGATGGCGCCCGTCCGGATTCCGGACAGCTTGTAGATACAAACCCTGTACAGCAGCCTACACTGGGAAGGATTGTCTTTTTTAGACATGATCTCTACAGTGAGGAAAACAGTACTGCGCCGGCTATAATCACTGGTGTGAGTGAGGACTGGAATACAGTAGACCTAACCGTCTTCTTTAAGAACCAAGTCCCTTATCCAGTGCAAGGCATTGCGCATGGTCCAGAACAAGGTCAGTGGCTTTGGCCCCCTCGGGTCTAGTCAGTAACACAAGGGTAAAAAGGAGCTAGAAATGGCCGACCCAATTTTCACCCCTGGGACAACTCCCCCTGGTTCGGAGCCTCAGGATGACGGAACCGGAAACAACCCTAACAATCCTAACCCTGGTGCGCCTCCAAGGCTCATTGCAGGCAAGTTCAAAACAGTGGAAGAAGCTGTAGAGCATGGTTATGGAGGACTTGAGCGTGGCTACCATCAACTGAGCGAGCAAGTAGGTGCTTTAACTCGTGTGATGGAAGCAGCTCTCACAACCCCTGATCCTCGCGACCGCGGTCAGGGTGCAAGTGGCGGAGTCCCAGTCGGATCGGGCGGAACAGGACGCGGAGATGACTATGGTCGTCGTGTAGACCCAGATCAAGTAGACGCAGCACAGTTCTTGTCGAACCCACATCAGGTTCTTCAACAACGTGAAGAGCGTATCTTGAGTAAGGTAGGCGATCTAGTCGGAAACGTAGTTGCTAATGCAATGGCAGTCCAAGAGTTCAAGTCCAGAAATTCAGACTTGGCACCTCACGAGCGTGTGGTTCAGACATTCATGCGGGACTTAGACCCTCGTCAATTCCGCACAGTCGGTGAACGTCTAGAACAGGCCGGTAAACTAGCGCGACAGTATCTTACCAGTGTAAGAGCTGGGCCGAATGGTGTGCCTAACACGGTGCCTGGGGCAGGGACTTACGTAGAACCTCCTACTAGCGGAGGGCCTTCGTATAGCGCACCTGGTACTAATCCAGATGGCTCACCTACAGGTGGCGGGTTCAATCCTGCTAACCAAGTAGGTGCTGAAGAGCAAGAGCTACTAGATTATATCAAAGAGCGCAATGCGAACATCAACGCTAGCTTTGGAATTAAGTCCTAGTAAGGACTAGGACCCTCGTAAGTTAAACTAGTCTTTAGGAGCTAGAGAAAACTATGGCAGGTCAAAATTGGACCATCGCTAGTGACGGTGGTCATTTTGCTAACCCTCGCCTGAGTTCTAAGCTTCGTTACGTCAATACGGCGAAGTACATCTTTCGTCAGTTTACTCGTCCTGAGCCAGGTTATGGCAAGGGTCGAGGCGAAAGCATTGACTTCGACAAAGTAACGATGGCGGTGACTGCAGGTGGGGAGATCGGGGAGTTCCAGGATATTCCTGAAACTAAGTTCTCGATCACTAAAGATAACCTACGGGTAACTGAGTGGGGGAATAGCATCCCTTGGACTGGCAAGCTCGAAACACTCAGTGAGTTTAACCCTAACCAGCCAGTTCAAAAGGTCATCATGAACGACGAGAAGGCCGTGTTAGATCACGCCGTCTCGGCTATGATGAAAACTAGCGACCTGTGCTATATTCCCACTGGTGCTGCTGTCGGAGTCTGGGACGTGGACGGTACTCCTTCCACTGCCGGGACTGCACAGTTCAACTACTTCCATCTTAAGGAAATGGTTGATGCAGCCCGTATGGGTCTATTCGGGTCGAACACTGGGAAGATCATCCCTCCGATGCCGGATGGGAACTATGCTTTGATCCTCTCAATTCGTGCTCAGCGTGGTCTGTTCGATGATCCTGAGTTCCAGGAAGCCGCGAAGTTCACTTACCCTCGTAAGTTGTTCAACGGCGAGATCATGTCTGAAATCGTGTACAACTGCCGTATCATCGTAACTGATGACAATGACTCCTTGGATAACAACAAGGGTTCTAACGACATTGGTGAGGCCCTCCTCATCGGTGACGATTCAGTCATTGAAGGCGTTGCACTAAAGGAAGAGCTGCGATACAAGCTTGCGGTTAAGTACGGCCGCGATAAAGGTCTGGCTTGGTACGCAATCCTTGGGTTCAAAAAGCCCTGGGACTACTCGACGGATGGCGAAGAACACATCATCCGTTTCACTAGCTCTTAAAGTAAGAGGAAAGGAACAGGAGTACTATCATGGGTTTTCAAGATAATGTGTTCATGATCCCTAATCCTCTGACCACAGCAGCTAACTCAATTGCCGAGGAAGCTACTTCTACAGGTCTGGTAGAGTACGTCGCTCCAGTAAATATGGACGTGGTGGACTTTGGTTTACTTGTAGCGGTGGCCCTTGGTAATACGATCACTACAGCATCGGGCTATGCCCTGTGCCGAGTGATTGCGGGTGTGGAAGAAGTGCTTGAAGTACTGAAAACGTGTAATAACAGTAACAACCTGTATGCAGGTGATGGAGTCCACGACTACGGCGGAACCGTAGCTGCGGCTACTACCCTTGCCTTCACGGCTGGGCTTATTGTTATGAAGCGTATGACAGGCGCGCACGTATTCCCTGCTGGGTCGATCATTAGGCTGCGTGGAATGACTACTGCAGGCTCTGCAACTGGCGATCTCGTGCCCTTTGTTATCGCTCGGGCGGCCGGTAAAGGTTATCGGTCTACCGTAGTGTACAACGAAGGTCCACTGACGATTAACGCCTAATTGCAGCTAGGCCCTGCGTAACCCGAGATGGGCTAGGACTGCCAACTAGCCCACCTCCCAAATGAAAGGACAAATGGAATCCTCAGCACCCCCTAAGGAGAAAATAGTTGTTCCTGTAATCTGCGCCACTCGAGACAGTCAAGGCGCAGTAGCCTATTCCATAGCAACCATATGGAATGCCCTAAATGCAATGGGTAGAGAACCTGTCTATGTGCAGTTTGCAGCTCATGGCTATGCCTTCGTAAGAGCAGGCGTATTCAAGGAACTAAAAAAGGAATTTAACACAGATCGCATTCGCGGCATACTAATTGATGATGATATCTTGATTAAGGATCAACTAGGCCTTATCCAAGCTATCACTGTAGCAGACCAGTACGGTTGGAACTTCGTAGCACCGTACAGAGTGAGGGATGGTTATGTTGCACTGGCTCACGAAAACGGCTCTCTATATACAGTCGAAGAAACCCGTCAGTTACGCCCCTGGGACCGAGTCGCCAACGCAGGGCTCGGCTTCTACTATGGATGGCTGCCCTTGGACTACAAGTTCCACGAGGACGGAGCCTTCGGTGGTGAAGATCTTAACTTCTTCTGGGACAACCCGTGGATCGAGCCTAGGGTGTTTGGACTCAGCCTTAAACACATAAAGTCCGTTGAATTAGACATGGATACACCTATTCCGACACACAAGCGGCCACCCTCAGCAGGGCCACACTTGGAGCGGCCATTACCACCTTTAGATGAGGAAGGAGATAAACGTAGAATCAGGGAATAATTATCAGCTAAATTAACTGCATTTTAACATAGGGGACGCCCTAGAGGAACTCAAAACATGGCAGATATCGCAAGCAGTGATTTAACTATCACTATTCTCAAGAACAGGCTCGTCAAAGGCTCGCCTGGAGCCCTCCAACGTAATCTAGTCCGCATTGCATTTGGTAATGCTACACTCACTTACCCCTCTGGTGGAGTGCCGATACCTACCTTCCCATCCTTTGGGATGCGCCGTGAGATCGAGTATTTAGTCATTGTTGATGGCAGTTGTGCAACTGGTATCCATTGGAAGTGGGACTACACCAACAAGAAGTTCCGTGGTTATATTCCTGGTGCCGTTATTGAGGCTGCCGGTGCTGCTACACTCGATGACTACCCGCTGGATGGTACTGCTGATCCTCTTGCAGCTGCTGCTCGCCAACCTGGTAATGGCGTTGTTTCACTTGGCTTAGGCAATACTACTGCTGCTGGTGTTGTCTATTTCGGTAACTTGAAGGAACTTCTAGCTACTGAACATGCACCTGCCGCACAAAGCCTAGTGTGCGAAGCAGTGGGTTGGTAGGAAGGAGTAACTAACAGATGGCAGCAATAGCACTATCATCAACTCAGCGATATGGTCAGCGAGTGCGTCGTTTGCGCTATACGCAAAGCGGCGCTAATGATGGCAACGTAGACTTTGAGGCGACTAGACCTCTCCTCGCAATGTCCACTCAACTCCGCGGAACTATCGCTGCTGGAACTGTAGCGATACAAGGGAGCAATGATAACTCTACGTTCGTTGCCTTACCTACCGCGGTATCTCACTCAGCAGTCGGTATAAAGTCAGTGGCGGTAGCCGACCTTGGTTACCTATTCTATCGAATCGCGGTCGCTTCAGCCGGTGCAGGCAACGATCTAACCTTCGATGTAGTAATCAAGGAGGCTCCATAAGGAGATGACTGACGGCATGAATCCACTTGAATCGCCTGTGTTACCTGCAGTAGGGCCGTTCCTCATCCTAGAAATTGGCAAGCTGCAAGGTGTTCAATCTAGTATGTTGTTAACTGTCAATGGCGTCAACGTGGAACTGCGGCGGTTGTCTGACGAACTGGAGAAGAAATTCTCTGTCAGTCAGGCAGCCGTCGTTCAGGCGCGTGATGACCTAAGTCATGCTATGGATAGTCATAGTAAAGATGATGACACTCGATTCGGTAAACTCAATAGGATCATCTGGGCAGCAGGTGGTATATTTGGCTTCCTAAACTTTATACTATTAATGACTACCTTGCTCAAGATGTTTGGAGTGTTTTAATGCTACTTCATCAAGTAAAAGACATCATTCGGGAGTACGCCGGCAAAACTGGCCTCCCTACCACCATGCTAGACTTGTGTCTAGAGAATGCTCGCCTTGATATTGAGAAGTTCCAGAACTTCTGGTGGATGCAGGCTGATTTGGACTGGCTAACTGTAGTGGATCAGGCAGCGTACCCACTCAAGGTTGATACTACCAATGGCCTGGAGATCACCAACTTCAAGGATATCAGGGCGTTGAAGTTCAAGGAAGAAACTGAGGTTGATTGGCAGCCTGTTGATGTGGGTACTCACACCAAGGAAGACCTAGATGGTATGTACGACGAGGATGAGACTGGCGATCCTGAGCTAGCCATAGTTGAGGGTGATAACCTAATCCTCTACCCAATTCCAGATGATGAGTACGATGTTAGGATCTACTATTGGGAATACACTAGCAATACCACCAACCTAGAGTCTGATGAGTTGACTGCTCACTTTCCAATGGCGCTAGTCTATTCAGCTTACAAGTGGATTCATGAGGTTTACCTCAAAGATCCACAAGGTGCTACTTACTGGCGTAGTTTGCTTGAAGGTAAGGGTGGTGAACTATTCAAGATGCGACGAGAGAACTTCAAGCGTGGTTGGAAGGACAAAGTAAATCTAGAGCCGCACATGGGGCCTGGTCAGCGTGGTCGTAGGCGTTTAGACCGTATGCAAATTTACAGATGAGCTATGCAGTTCATGGATGCTGTGACTTAGCACTCCAATTGATAGTCAAAATTGAAGGCTTGTACTACTACGATGACAAAAATGGAGATGTGCGTGGTACTCTAATCAAATATTGCCCTTGGTGTGCTAAACGCCTAGTGCCAGATGTGTGTGAGGGATAACTGATGGCCCATGAAGTTATTGAAAAACATTCTAGTGTGGAGTTCCTCCACGAAGTGGACTTCACTGAAGATCTCCCTGATGATACTAGCATTTCTTCAGGTAGTGCAGTATCTGCTGTTGATAGTGATGGCGATGCGGCATCCGCAGTCGTAGGAACTGTTAGCCAATCTGGAATGAAACTACGGTGTGTCGTGCAGGGTGGCGAGGATGGTGAGGACTACTTATACACATTCCTTGGGCGTGGCACTACTACCAGCCGGGATGCTTGTAGATTGGTGGAAGTCAGAGTCCGCGATAAGCAACTAGGAACGCTATAAGGAATATCGCAGCATGAGAAAAACCACTTGGGTAGATCGCTTTGTAGGTTATTCTGATATAGTTAACCCTGGCGATAACCCTAAGCTTACTAGCGATCTCCTAAACGTCCATTGCAGGTTTGGGCGGATTATAGGCCGCGGAGGTATGACCAAGTATGAGAGTATTAGCACTGCAGCTTCTGCTGCTATTATTGGTCTCTTTAACTATAAACAATCTGATGGGACTCATGAACTTGTTAGGATGCTTCCGACCGCGCTGGAGCACTTTACTGGAGGTGTTTGGGCCGACGTTACTGGTACTGCTCTCACTGGTGCTGTTACTACTAGGCCTCAATACACTGTTATAGATGGCTCAACTGGAGTTCCAACACTGGTGTTCACAAATGAAGGCGAAGATCTCCCAAGAAAGTTTAGCGCAAGCGGTAATTCAGCTCCAATTGCATCTAGCCTTAGTCCATGGGGTAAAGGCCTCGCATCATACTTTGGCTACTTGTTTATTTTCAACGTCTCAGATGATGGAACCTTCACAGATGTTGTGGATGGACATAGAATCGGACGCTTTAGTGACGATTGGGACACTGACTGGGCCGCCTGCGAAGGCAATGAAATCACGCTAGATGAGACTCCTGGAGCTTGGCTAAGCGCTATCCTTACAGGTAAGTCCTTAGCTGCTTTGAAGTCAGATGGCGCTGTACGGATCAGATGGGTAGGTGGGAATACCATCTTCAATCAGGAACTCATCCCAGGAGCTGAAGGTATTGTGGCTCCGCTGAGCGCCGCTGGAACTACCGACAACGCTATGGGATTCTACCTAGGCAACGATGGTATCATCTACATGATAACTGAGCAGGGTGCCCAGGCTATTAGCTATGAGTCGTTATTTGAGACTATCCCTAATACTGCCAGTCTCAGTAAACTAAAGTATGCCCGTGGTCTAATCGACTCAAAGGCGGACTCTTATGTTCTATTTTACGACCGAACTGGACTGTCCAACCAACTCCTTGACTCCTACGTCGAATATAACTACAGGACCAAGGAGTGGGTTAAAGGTAACCTTGGCCCGTCGATTATTGCTTGTACAAGTTACAAATCTACAGATCAAGCTGCCGAGAAGAAATTGGTGTCAACTACTACACTTGTGGAGGAGTTTGACGGCACTGCAACGGATGATGATGGGACTGCGATTAGCCGATACTGGACCTCTGGGTGGCAGCAAATCGCTGAGGAGGGATGGCTGCATGGGCTTAGAATCGTATGTAAGAAGAACAAGGCCGCTAGAATCAAAGTCAGTGTAGCATGTGACTACGAGGATACATTTAAGTATCCACAGTGGTTCTGGCTCAAGGGCGGCGCTGTAGGTGATGACCATGTAGAGTTAACTTACAGGATAGCGCCAGTGTTCGTGGAGTGGGTAAATGTGAAGATACAGTTCCTGCATGACTCAACTTCAGCGGAGACTCAGCTGCGCCGTGTAGGCTTTGAAGTCACACCTCTACTCAAAACTGGTGAGAAGGCTGATCGTGGAGTGTTAGACTCCCAAAAGAGTTAAGTAAGTACAAGCACGCAGTGGCTATTACACTTTACATAGAGTCTGTTTCGGTAGACGCAGTCAACCTGAAGTGGTTGGATTCAGTTGCGCCGACTCAAACTCACGCTATTTGGCGTAGTGAAGATGGTGTCAGTTATGACTTGGTAGACACCGCAATAGCCAGTGATGTTGACTATACCGACAGCGGTCTGCTTCCTGAAACTCGTTACTGGTACAAGATCATTAATGAATCAGCGACTGAATCAAGTGCTAAGTCCGTCATTACGCAGACTTGCTTTGGCCTAGATGTTCGTACTGTCTCGCCTATAGCACTCCCTACCGCGGATGGTGAGGTAACTGATGACCAGTTTAACGATGCCATGCGTAGGCTGGAGTCTATCATTAGAACTCAGTCAGATGGTCATGACTGTGTTATTTGCTCTAGTGATGGTGCTATCGTCCTTAACTGCGCCGAGGGTTGTAGAGACTTCAATATATCTGTAACTGAGGATATTAACTCCATATCAATAATTGGGTGTGAAGATGCTGGAGATGGACACATTAACTTCAAGATACCGGCAGGTGAGACATGGAGGGTATGTGGCTTTCCTAGTAACTTTGGGTTTTCTGGCAATGAGTGTTTTGACGCTCCTCTTTCTGGCGGTACTAATGGGCGTACTGTGGGAGTGGGTTTTTGTGGAAACTCCACTGGAGTTAGAGCAAATACACCCAGCGGTACAGGTGGGAGTGGCACTGGTGGTACTGGCAGCGGTGGTGGGGGTGGCGGCGGTGCTCTCACCGTAACGTGCCAAACTAATACTGGTGCAGCTAACAGCACTTGCAGTATGGCTTGCGGCTCTGATAATGCTATGCGGCTACGGGTAACAGGAGGCCGTCCACCCTACACATTCAGCACTAACTCAGGTGGTACATTCTCTACAGTTAACAGTAATACTAAGAAGATAGTACCTCCAACTAATTCTGGAAGTGGAGTAGCTGGTAATGCTTATAGGAAGTTTGTCTTTCATAAAGAATGTAGTAATAGTTGTAACAACACTGACCAATCTACCTATGGGTGTAATGACACTACTGCCGGTTGTATTAACATCAGTCCGACTAGTAATGATAAGTATTCAGCTTCCCCTACATGTGCAGTCAACCAGGCAGTTGGGACACAGATGACGATTATAGATCATGGTGCTAGTAGTGGCCATACACCTTGTAACTCACAAGGTACCTTCTGTGATATGCGCAGTGCTGGTATGATCTCAGGCGGCTGTAATCCTTGTGGAACTTCTATGCCTACCAAGACTGTGACTGTAACCGATGCTGATGGAGTGAGTGTAGTTAAGGTAATAACGGGATAGTATGGGATACGTAATCTATCAAGATTCAAAGGGAGAGAAGTTCAAAATCCCTGAAAATGTGCCTTTTAGGAAAGGTGCTGATTGGGTTGAAGTTGAGACACAACAGACTGTTGAGGAGAAGCAGTTAGAGGACTCCATATCTAAAATTGCGCAGGTTGTTGGGATCTCTATTGATGAGACTGTAACGAGGCTAGGTAAAGCACTAGGCATCCAGAAATGTCCAACTTGTCAATTAAGGAGTCAAATCCTCAGGCGTATGGGTGAGTTAGGCTGGATTGAAACCTTACGTAGATTAAAGGCTACCTTCAAGAAATAACTAATGCTTGATACCTACTGGGATTTAGTCCAAAATCAGGGGCGCTTTGCTCTAGATGGCTATGTTCGTTTTACTGAACAATCAGCTGCGCCTGGTGGTCTGCTCGTAGGTAGTGGGCATTGGAACCTCTATGGTAAGTCTGGCGGTCTATACTACGAGGATGACAATGGAGTTGAGACTGGTCCACTAGCTGCTGTGCCTGCAACGATAGTCACTGGTACAGGTGCAGCTAATCGAATCACTTACTGGACAGGCGCTCAAACTATTGATGACGTATCAGCGATTACGGCTAGTAAGGTTCTATTCGCTGATACCAATGGCCTTCCTACATTTGATACTACCCTCCATTGGGATAACACTAACAAGAATTTAGGCATTGGGCGAACCGCTGTAGTCCAGGTACTAGCAGGGCGTAGGTATATCACCCTTGAGGGTGCTTCACTATCAGGAGGTGTCGAGTTTGCAACTGCCCAGGCCGACGCTGACGGGAATGGTTTAGGTATAGTTCAGTGGAGTGATAAGAACTCTGGATTGGCTGACAAGCGTAGGGCGGCAATTAGTGGCACCTTGCAGGGTGCTACAGCCAATAACCGTGGTGGCGCTTTAGGGATATTCACATCAGCTAATAACACCTCGGGCCTAACTGAGCGGATGAGGTTCAATAATGATGGAAATATCTACCTTAATGAAGTAGCTGCTTCGCCAGGATCTATTCATCCTACACTAACGACGTTCATTAGTCAGTTTTTCAGGAATAGCACTACGCTAGGCGTGGACGTGCAGATAGCTAATATCGCTACTGCCAGTCTTAGTTCACTTGGCGGTATCTCTTGGGGCTCACGTGGAGCTAGCGCCAGTGACAAGCGTGGAGCTGTAATCAATTGTAGCTTGACTGCTAGTGGGGTTACTAACCCAACTTCACAATTAGAGTTTTACCTTAACAATGCTGGTAGTTTTGTGCAAGGTCTAACACTTCACAACACTGGCGCTATTGGAGTTAACGGGGCAACCTTTGGATCAGCTGGTAGTTACTTACGCTCAGGCGGGGCTGGAGTAGCTACTGTTTGGAGCACGTTAATACTGCCCAACGCAGCCACTGCAAATAGAATAGCCTATGCCAGTGCTAGTAACACATATGGTGAGTCAGCTAACTTAGCTTACGATGGAACTGACTTCCTCCTAGGTTCTGGTACTAGGGCTAGAATGTCAGCCCAAAATAGGTTTAGGCACCTTAACTCGATGGCGTCAGTCAAGCAGTCTGGAGACCAAACACTTAGCAATGCTACAGTTACAGCTATTAATTTCGGCGCTGAGGACGTGGATACTGATACCTTACATGATAATGTAACTAACAATACGCGCATAACCGTAGCCTTGACTGGTAAATACCTAATCGGTGGAACTCTCAACTATGCTACTAATGGTACTGGCGTCAGGCAATTACGCTTGCACCTTAATGGTAGTGGTACTCCAATCAGGATATCTGCCATCGGGGCTATAACAGGTGACAATTCTAGACCTGCCACGGTGTGGCTAGTATCCTTGACAGCTGCAGATTATATTGAGCTTCATGGCTATCAGGATAGTGGTGGTAACTTAGATGTACAGTTTGGAGCACCGAATAGTCATTTCTTTGCAGCTTATATAGGTGAATGATGAAGTCAATCTTAGTAGCACCTCCTCCATTTGATGGCGCTAAGTTCATGGCGCGCTACAACATTACAATAAATGAGTTCTATGTATCAAATGGATTACTCTTCTACCCCGATAGCTTACCAGATAACCCTATACTCGATGGCCCTGATGCGCCGAATATAGTACAGCAAAACTTAGCTAAAGACTTAGTCATAGCTGGTGTATCTGCATCGGTGTTTGCAAGGGCTGTCGCGGCAGTATTACTAGATGAACTCAATGCCCACGCTGATAAGATCAATGCTATTCTCAGTGCTGTGGACGCAGCTACTAGCTTAGCTGACTTGAAAACACGAATTGGACTCATCGCTGATTATCCTCAAAGAACATTAGCACAGGCGAAAACAAGTATTAACAACAAAATAGACTCAGGGGAGGCAGATTAAAATGGCAATGAACTTAGTAGGCGAACTAGCACAGTATGCTGTCGAGGTAGACCAAATTATTAGGACTTTGGCGAAGGAGCGTGATGATCTCAAGCGCGTCGCTGATGCGCAGCAGGAGGAGATTAAGTCACTAAACAGGCGCATTACAGACGGTAGAGCTGAGAACGAACGATTAATAAGTCAAATAAAAGAGTATAGGCAAATACCGCCTGTACTCGAATCTGTCCGAAAACCGGACAGTGATAGGTTAGCAGTATTGCAAGCAGCAAACGCGAAGGAGAGTAAGTAAAATGCCATTCAATCTAATGGACCCTAACGTCCAACAAACTCAGATTACGCCTACTCAGCTATCTGGTGGACCACTCCCTAATGGTATTACTGGGATATATTCGCCTAGCAGCTCACTCTCTGGTAGCGAAACAACTAGCGGTAGCGGTGGTGGTGGCTCATCTCAACATTCGTCTCAGCAAACCAGCCAATCTGGAAGTTACTTCTCTAATCCAGCTTTGGTTGACTCAATGGCTAGGAACTTTGCTGGCTTGTATGAGAATGTAGTCCCTGTTTACAATGAGTTCATGCAAGATCCAGTAAACAGCAATGTCTTCCAAACACAGCTGAAGTCATTACTTGCTTCACTAGCACCTGGCGAAAATGACTCACGTGGACAACTTACAGATCGCTTCAGAGCAGCCGGTGGACTGCGATCTGGAGCGCATGGGGTAGCTGGTGCTCGTCTGGAGGGAGATATAATTGGCAGGCGGCAAAACGCTGCTGGGACCTTGTTAGGTCAAACCATCCAACAGATGAGTCAGCTACTCGGTTTACCACTGAGCCAGATGGCGCCGCTAATTCAGGCTTTGGAGCTTCAACAAGCATCCTCACAGGGCACTAGTCAGGGTACTAGCTTCCAGAACCCAACTACTAGAAGCTCTAGCAGTAATGTTAGTGGCGGTGGCACCAGTGGTGGTAGAAGTGGTGGTGGACTCAGTGGCCCTAGTGGTGGGCTTAGTGGTGGCGGAAGTGGCCAACCAGCACCTCAACAGCCAGAAGATACCACCTTCAATGGTGGTGGAGCCCCTGGTGATTGGAACTTCTACGGAGGTGGAGGTGGTGGAGGTGGTGGTGATGATTGGAATTCCTACTACAATCGACCAGCAGAGGATACTGGCTACTACAACTTGAATACTGAGGTTGAGGTGCCTGGCTTGGGACTAAATACCGCAGGCGGTGGCGGAGACGACTGGAACGACTTCTACTTCGATACTCCTTATGGTGGAGATGAGGGCTTCTAATGGCAGAGTACATTGATGACGATCTTCTAGCTGAAGTTCAGAACGATGCCAGGGCTGCTGGTTTAGACCAGAAAGCCACTAACAATCTAACGCAGGCAGTAATCCGCGGTGCTATCCAATCGCACGCTGCACTAGCTCGGCAGGATGACTCACAGCAAGCTGCCGCGGATAAAGTCTTGCAAAAGTACCAGCTCCAGCAGCAAAGTGCTCAAGATTTACGTAGTAAGCTACTTGGCCTTGCTGGCCCTGGTGGTGATGAGGAGCAAGAAATGCCCATCACCTATGGTGCTAACCCTAAGACTGGCACTAGGGCTTGGAATAACATGGGCTGGATTGCAGATCAACCTGACCAGCTTGAGTCCTTGGACCCTCGACAACGTGATCTAGCTCAGCGTTACAATGCAGGACCGCTGGCTGAAGCACGTGCTAAGGCTGCCAGGAGTGGTGGGGGTATGCCTAGTGGGATTCCAGGTGGCGAACCTAGCAGCGTTGAAGGTGCTACTGATGTGCATCCTGCTAGAGATCCATTTAGGCCTCCATCTGCTATCATAGAGCAGCGCCATGCACAGGTTGAAAATAATAGGCTAATGCTGCGCAAGATGCTCGATGCAGCGCAGCTTATGACTCAGGCTAAGATACCGGCGCAGATCCAGGATTTGGTCCTCTACCAAATGTTTCCAGATGCTGCACGCCGTAAGCTAACTGAGGACATAGCTAGACTCCGTGAGAAGGAGGCTATCGACAAGCCTTATAAAGATGCAGCATTAGACGCCAGATACGATAAGGAGGACCGCCAAGCTGAGTACCAAAATGAAGTTGTAAGGCTGCGGCGGAGTGCTGAGCATAACTCCAAAGTCAAGGCTTACGAGGACTTCGAGAAAATCTACAATGCTGCTAAGAGTGGAGGCCGAACTCCACCACAGGACCTACTCAAAATGGCTGATAGGTTAGCCAGAATGCAGTATGATCTAATCATGAACTCTGAGGCTTTCATGGGCAATAGACCAGCGCCCTATGGATTGCCGCGAGAACCTGCACATGATCCGTATGCAGGTGTGACTGGTGCTGGAGTTGAATCTGAGGAGCAGCCTTGGGACTGGCGAAATGAACCTGGTGCCAAAACAAAGGCGCAGTTAGAGCGCGACAACTTAGCTGCCAAATCTACACCACAGGCTAGGGCTGCCAAACAGCTAGAGGAAGTCAAGCGTAACTCACCTGGTGATAAGGCTACCATTCAACGTCTGGAACGTGAGTCTAAGGCGCCTACGGCAACAGCGCCAGCGCCTGCGGCACAGTCATCGGCACCGCGAGTAGTGACTAACCCTGATGGAAGCCATACTCAACCAGGGTTTGAGCGCGGTGATGGTAAGCCAGCTAAATCCAGATCGTTTGACATAGGTGGTGGACGTAAGTTCACGATAAAAGAGAACCCATAATGAATAGCTTACTAGAAGATCTAATCGGCTTTGCTCGAGAGAACATCATCAAGGCTGGTACTTCGTTTGCTGAATCTAACCAACGTGATAGGCAATTGATCGATGCCTACCGTAGCGGTGGAGCGCAGCAAGTCAATCCAGAGCAGCGCCAAGCCATGACTGATGAGTACATCAATCAAGCTAATCCTATGACTTCAGTAGGGGGTATGATCAAGCCCTCCACGTGGGCTAAGTATACTCCCGAAGCTAAGGCTCAAATGACTGGAGTGGCTAATAGATATCCACAAGCCTTCAAAGAGAAGGTTTTAGATAATCCTATGGATATCTATACTAAGATGGATGATAACTTGCGATCAGGTGTAGCTGGTAATTACCGCCCTGGGTATGTAGTATCATCCACAGTAGATGCGCCAGCAGTCATTAAGTTAAACTCTAAGATGCATCCCGAAGATCTACAGACTGGACGTATCTTAGAACATGAACTACTACATAATGAAAATGAAGTTAGTAAGCGTGCCACTAACACTGATCCAAATGATGCCTGGACGATTGCTAGATTACTTCAAAGTAAAATACCATCTAATGTTAGGGGTAGTTTAGACAGAATTGTAGACGAAAATACTGTTGCCGGTAAAGGTTGGGACAAGTGGGATACTAGACAATTAATGGAGCAGGGCCCAAGAACTCATGCTACTGAGGGTTGGGCTGCTATGGATGAGGCCCTAGCTCATTTGAGTGAGGCTTCTTCTAGACCAGGTGCTTCTCCTGAGATTAGAAAACTAGCTAAGGATATGGGCGTTAGCTGGGAGGACAAAACTAAGGAAGTTCTATTTGGAGGTAAGAACAGTCCTAAGTGGAACCCTCGAGATGTGCCGATGCCTCCTAGAGGAATGCCAGCCGCAGTAGATATTTCACGAAGTAGAATAAGCCAAGGTGCCTTGGAGGCTTTCCAGGCGTTAAAGCAAAAACTAGGACTTGATGCCACCTTCGGTAAGTTCAAAGGACCAGCTGAACCTGGAGGTAAAGTCCTAAGTGATATGGCTAAGGATATAGACTTAAATCGTGTTAGTAGTGAGATCTATCCTACTGGTGTTAGCCGTGATCAGTTAATCTCACACATCATGGATAACATAGCGCAGGGGATGACTTCAGGTGGTATGTTCAAACCTAGCGTAAACCAGATAAGAAAGAATTTAGGTGGTGGCGCACCGCTAAGCAAGTTTCGCGGTATTCTACAACACCTAGATAAATATGGATTAGTTAATGAAGAAGCACTAGAACCACATTTGAGGAAGATCTCTTTTGGGGAGGCCTACGAACCAGAATTTCATCCTGAAGTTCTCAAACGCCTAAAGAGGTTCATTGAGGAGACAAAGGAATAACTAATGCCAAGCTATAGCTACACAATCGACGAGCCTGATGGTCGTTCCTACACTATCGACAGCCCTACTGAAATGACCCTTGACGAAGTCATGGGCGAGATTGACCGTACAGTAGGTGCAAGGGGCACGACTGGGAACCGCCCTGAGATGGACGTTGATAGGCTCACCAATGAAGATCCTGTTGGGCGTGAGGACCTTCTACGACCGCCACAAGGACAAACTTACTTAAGCGACTCTGCCAACACTAGCTATGGCGATATCCTAAAGCGGCGCTGGAGTGAGAACATTGATGCCTTCCGTGGCTTAGGTGTCAATGAGTACCAGATGATTATGGGTGGCAATCCTGAAGGCCGTATGAAGTCTGCTACTGATTTCCTGAAAGGTTTGGGGTCTGTTAGTAGCTCAATCCTTACTCCAGTTAGCGGTGCTGTTGAGAAGCTTGGTCTAGCCCTGGGTGGCGATCCTCAGATTGCACGTGATATAGGTGATATAAGTGAACTACCAGCAGCATGGCTATTTGGTGGATTAGCTTCCGCTGGCAAGTTAGGAATGCCTGCACTTAAGCTAGTCCAAAAGTTTGGTGCTGGAAGGCCAATGAGCTTAGCTGCTCAACGCCTCCATGATGTGCATCTAGACTATGCAGCTGGTCAAGCAGGTATGACTGCCGCCGAGAAGCAAGCTATAGGCATGTCACCTATTGAAGAACTCAGTCGTATGTCTAACCAGAGCATTGGTGACTTGGCTATAGCTGCCAAGAAGCCTTCTATCGCTTCGATTAGGCTCAAACAACTCCAGGCTGAAGGTGAGGTCTGGGATGCCAAGGTCGCCAATGGTGACTATAGTGCTGCTCATGAGATCCCTGAAAGCCCTACTTACGTCTATACTCCTCGTGATGCTAAAGGGCGCTTTGTAAAAGGGCCAAAGATTGCTAAGCCTGGCGATAAGCCGCCAACGGCTGAGGCTCCAGTCCAAGCTGAGTTTACACCTGAAGGACGTGATCCTAAGTTTATTATAGGCACAACTGCTCATGCTGCTCAGAGCTCATCCCCTTATGCTGTGGAGGCTGCGTACCAACTTCAACTAAATGAGCTGCGTTTGATTGAGGCCAAGAAGGTTCATCATGAACGTACTATAGCTGGCTTAAGTGGATATGGCGATGAGACCACTAGGGCTGCTGTAACTTACCGTAATGACAGAACAAAGCAGACACATATTACAAGGAATGTAGCTGCTGAGACTACCATTGACGAACCCACTAAAGAAGTCGTCAAGTGGATGGATGATAAGATCTCAATAATGGATGCAGTTTGGATTCCTCGATTAAGGGCTTCGATTAGACCTAAAATCGAGCGCCAAGTCAGAGCTGAGGTGGCACGTGGTTCTAAGGCTTGGGAGCAAGGATGGATCAAGGATAAAGAGAAATTTATTGCTAAGGAAGTCAACCATCGAGTCATGCAGGAAGTGCCTAATGACTGGACTATTGAGGACCACCTTGGTGAGCTACTCCATGGTGAATACAAACTCACGTCCAGGCAAGGTATAACTTGGGAGGCTAGAACCCCACAAGGCCTACGTCAGGTTATTCGAGAGATCAAGGAGCTTCATCCAGAGATTGAGCTTAGTGATCTAAAGCTAACTGGTAAACGTGTTTTCCTCGATGACGATCTTATCAGGGAACTTGGTGGAGGTAGAACACAAAAGGTTGTCGATAACTTACTAGGTGATGTTCGTACTCATACTAACCTTGACGATATGTGGAATGGTGTTAGGACTAAAGGCAGAACTAACTTCTTTAGAGGTCTACTAGAAGGTAAGAATCAAGGCCCAGGTTACTCTGTAGACTTAATGAAGACCTTTGATATTCTAGACGGGCAAACTGAACGTCTACTTATGCTCTCTGATGTTGAGCGTAAGGTCGGCCCCATGATTGAGGAATTATCCTCAAGAGGCCTCAAGACTATGGCTCATTCTCTTGAGCGAGCATACGACTCCCTGAAAGGCGTCCGTAGTGATATTGGTATCTCCTTTGATCGGTATATTGCTAGTAACCCATTAACGAGTAAATACATTGGAGAGTATGCCTTAGAGCGTTGGGCTGGCAGCCTAAAGTCTGCAATCGTGACTGGATTCCTCAAGGTGAGTCCTAGATATCAAGGCCAAAACAGTGTGCAGTTACTGCAAACACTTTACCCTATTGTAGACACTAAGGACATGGCTCGTGGTGCTAGTTTGATAGCCAGTAAGGAAGGTCGCGAGGTCTTACAGCGCCATGGTGTCTTTGGAATACAGAACAAGATAGAAGGGCAGACTCTATTCGGCTCTGCTAAAGCAGGTAAAGTTCGTGAGTGGTACGATAAGATCACCAATGCTAGTGAGAAGTTTAACCAGGAGAAAGCCTTCCTTGTAATGTATGATAAGGCTAGACGCTTGGGCTTGAACGATCTCCAGGCTGGTATGTACGGTAAACTACGTGGTCAGGTCTATTCACAATTTCTGGGCTTGGTTACTGACACTCCTGATTTGTTTAGACGTATGGACCCCTTTGGTGTATTAACTATGTTCCAGCGTTATCCAGTTAAGCAGTTTGAGATGCTGATGGACATAGTTAAGGATAAGAACTTCCCTGCGGCTGCTAAGTGGTTAGCAGTTAACTTCCTCATGGGTGGTGCTAGGTCTACTGCAATGGGTAATGCTGGCTGGCTAACTCACAAGATGTACGATGATATCAAGAAGCGTTATGGAGAGAGCGTTGCCGCCTTCATCCACTCAGGGTTGCCGGGCTTGGTAGGCATAGACATGGCTAGTAGCGTCATGTTCCTAAACCCACCATTTGGAGACAACTGGTTTGAGAAGATTGGTAGGCTCACCACTGGCGTAATTGGTTCAGTGACTGGCTCAGTGATAGGTGCAGCAATGGACGCTAGACAGCCAGAGCCCTACGCTGCTATGAGAGCGTTCAATTCCTTAGTCCAGCAGATCCCTGCAGCTAAGCAACTTAATGCAGTTGTCAAGCTCATGTATGGTGACTACGATTTGCGTACTCCAGGCGGTAAGCTAAAGTATCGGGCAGACGCCAAGGATCTATTCAAAATTATGCTAGGCGCTAAACCCCTCCGTGAGGCTACTCAGGACACGGCAATTACAGCCTTGATGGAAGTCAAAGCTCGTAGAGATCACCTAATTGACTTTATAGCTGCACGTCGTGGGCAAGCTGAAGCCAGTGGCATTGGACTAGGCCAGGGTATGGAACAGGAGCTACAAAAACTTCTAGATGGCTGGAACGGTATGTGGCCAGAGTTTCCTATTGTAGCCCCTGAGATTAGGCGCCGCGGTGAAGCTATTAAAGAATCAGCTAATGAAGACACCAGAATGCGCATGATGAAGAGACAGCCTAAAGCTCTTCAACGTCATCCTTCTTGGCAGGACTTTCGCCTGGAGCGGATTCCTGGTGGGGATGAAGGTGGAGGAGAATGACCTTCATAATTACAATCTCACAACATTGAGGGCAGATATGATGGTGCCCTGTCTTGAGGAGAACATGTACTGCTATTATGTCTCCACAGGCAGGGCACTCATACTTGTATGTCCGCGATGCCTCCCTTGGAACCCGTGCTAAATGTGACGCCGCAGATGCGTCAATAACTTCTATTCTCGATTCTATTCTATCCATCTCTAAAACTATATTATAGAGGCGTGTCATTCTCTCATTGGTATGCTCGGGGCTTGGCCCTCGATCTAAAGGAGCCGCCATATTGTTTCTCCCGCATAATCCTCAAGTCCTCATGTACTCGTGCAGCTAACCGTGCATCCCCCTCGTGGAACCTAGACTTAGGATCAAAGATCCAGTCCCCGAAATAATGAAGGAGTATCTTCTCGGCGTGCTGCCAGTGCTCACGCGGTAACGGTTCATCTAGATCTAGGCCAAGAAGACAGAAGTCGTCTTCCCACCACTCGAGGCGCATCCCTGACTTGTTGTTAGGATCACTATGGCTAGCGAAGCGGATACCCATTTATGTCTAGCTCACCCCTCTTAATCTTACATTCTACACAACGATACCAAGTAGCTACCCTGAAGGTTACCCTTCCCCAGTCACACCTACAAACATCATATTGCCCACAGTCCCAACAAGTACGACTAAAATGATAACCTCTAATGTTATCGACTACTTGTGGCCCTGCTTGCTGTCCTTTTAGTCGTCCCACGGACCCTCCAGGTTGAGTAAGGAGGGCTGTCCGGAATCCGGACAACCCTTCCCTTCAAATAGCACAAGGTGATAGTTACATGCCTTAACTTTACGTTGGCCACAACTGACCACGAGTTCTGCCCCCTGTATATTCAGGAGCGGCATCGTGACTGAGAGGCGCCCCTTGCCCTGACACCGGGGACAAGACCGCCTTCTTAACACTTTCCTCAGCCTGATTATGCGTCGCCAACTTTCTCGCCGTGGCCTCATTCCGCTCATCCTCTATTAGCGCAAGCCCTAAGTAAGCATAGTTGTTAGCATCTACAAAACGCTCAAAGATGTCCTCACTGGCAACCTCGCCTTTTTGGACGAAGGTGCAAACTGCAAAGACATGCTTGAGATAGTAAACACCCCAGGCTTGCATGGGAGTGATACCTAAGAACGCAGCCACCTGTTTGAAGTTGTGACAGCGATCTTCATTCGCCATTGTGTAGTCGTTGCCTTTAGTTCGTAGGAGCTCGTCCTGCTTGCTCCTGACCGCTTCTATTAACTTGTTCAGGTCTCGAATCTTCAAGTTTGACTCCTAATGCTTTTAAGGAACACACCATACAGACTTTGTAGTGGTGGTTCAGTACTAGTTCAGGATACACCTTCTTAACGGCGTCCTCTGGCATTGGCCCCAGATGCAGGCACATTTCCATAGTCGGCGCCATTCCTTTGACTTCTGCACTACTCAGTGGGTCCTTGTAGGTTACCATTAAGTCCCTACCGCAACTGTCACAAGTGGTATCTTCCACCTGGTTTGTATGCTCATCCATTATAGTTGAACCTCCTTGGTTAATCTCGCTATTATAGCCCTTATCATAGTCTTCTCGCCAAGTTCGTAGGCTTCCGTGAGGGCCGTACTGACTAAATCCGCTAACTCTTGTCGAATAAGTTGCGATCTCAGCAATTCGGGATGCCTTTGTACGAAGACGGCGACTACATCTTGCCCACGTAACATATTTAAGAGCCATCCTCCTTCTCCCATTTCTTTTGTTTAGGTTTCCAGAGTTTAGTCTCACTTACAAATGAAGCGTCTATGCACTTATATATCTTGGTCATCCTCTCAGTTCTAGGATCTTTAGTTATCACCACCTCGATAGCGTTACTCTGCGCCAACGTTTCTATGACCATCGCGAAGTTCTGCGAAGTTAAATGATAGTAGTTCCTTTTTAATAACTCGGCATGACTAGCAAAGCCATGCTTTCGAGTTGCCATTTCTATCTGCTTGAACACCCGAACTACATCCTCGCTTTTAGTCTCGTTACCATGCCCGGCAAAGACATTGGCGAGGCCTGGGTCAATGGACTTCTCAATAGCCTCCCTTGCACAGGCGATATCAGGTCCCGTGATTGTAAGATCATCTCGCTCAGCCAAGCTAAAACACATTGCGAGCTTGAGCGCATGAATGTCCTTCCTGGAGGAGTATCCACGCAGGCGCTCATCTTCAAACTCATCTTCAGGTTCTGGCCTGTCGTAGTATAAACGATTGTAGGCGTCCAGTCCATCCACGCTGAACTTAAACGCACCCCGCAGGGTAGATATGTGCCGCAGATCATGTATTAAATTCTCCTTAAGCATTCGGTCGCCTGCTGAGAAGGCAGGGACAGGTATACGTTTTCGTCGACCTCCACCCCAGATGAAGAGGATACGTGAAGTGAAACCTTGACCCACCGCTCCTTGCGGTATGACATCTTTAAGTGTTTGTGGAGTCGTCGCTGCCAACATGCTAACATAAGGCGCAAGAACCAACTCCGAATCCCTGGCAATGGTTTTCTTCTCCCACTTACCAGGACAGTCATATAGATCAGTAAGGTCTGCAATAACTCCCGATCCGTAGGCGTCCGCTCCCATAAAAACGCCCAGTTCTGACGCGTATATGAGTACTGGTGAGCAGAATTGTACTTCACTTTTCCCCTCCTCTATTCGCTTCTCCTGTGCATTCGCGAGATCCCTGATTAAAGCGGCACCAGTAATCTTGTCCGAAAACTTGCGTAATCCTACTTTCTCGGCTATCTGCATACCAATACCAGTCGCAATCGACTTCCGTGCTCCCGAGGGTCCAACTAAAATGACATAAAGGTTCGGATAAACTTGAAAATAACTCATGTCTAGCCATACTTGCCTCTTTGACGCAGCTGCAATCAATGAGAGCCCAACGAAGTAGTGATACTGTAGAGGCGATTCGGTCGCGTCTGTATACTCCGCGTAGGCAGTGATCCAGTTGCGCAAATTCCTCCCTACTGGTTTAGGCTCTGCTTTCATCTTTAGCTCAGCCCACTTAGGATGGCTCGTTAGCTGAAGGAGCATCGCTACGCTCTATGTAATCAGCCAGTAGGCGGAGCATGGCAACAACGGAGGCCCTACGGGCATTACTAATCCAACTAGCACTAGTAGTCTGCCCAAAAGGGAATAGAATCAGTATGTGCCCCACCTTATCCTTACCGAAGCGTTCATTTAGGGCTAGGCTCATTTCCTTAGCCCAGAAGCGCATTGCTAGTTCTATATCAGAGATAAACTTCCTATTTACTGGATCAGTCATTTCGACTCCTTCAGATCATTTTGTAGTATAGTTAACTCGCCTTTGACACGTTGGACGATTAAGTCAGGTCTCTTAGAGTAGACCTCCACCCATACGTCTATGCGCCGCTCCAACTCCTCAAACTTTTTATCGAGGATGAGTTCAGGAATTAGAATTACCTTCATCCTATTAAGTCCTTCAACTTAGTGTCTGGGGTAACGTCTAGCCTACTCGCTACAAATATGGCGTACTGGCTACTATTGCCCTCAGCATAAATACTAAAGACCTTAGTTATAGACATGTCCTTCTTGTAGACTCTAGACCTACCATCAAACATCATGGTTAGTTGATTAATTAAGGCATCCCACCCAGTCTGGAAGCTAGTGAATTTGGCATGGCCTTGAGTGTCGCCGCCAGTAGCTCCAGTTTGGCCGGCGAACTTAATGTTTCCAGGGTTATTATTCTTGTAGCTAACACTACCTTTCCTGTAACCCTCAAACTCCATAATAGCGAAGGCCATGCGGTAAACCGCAACTCTAATTAGCATTAGGTGATGCCTCCTTAGAAATTAAGGGCATAGAGCTTCTCTTTGATTTTGGCTTCGTCGAAGTATCCTTCTGCGGTAGCACGTGCTTGCCATGCATCATAGGACGTATCTTCACCAGGACGATACGAGAGCATCGCGCCCCAGAGGTAGCCCCACTGGAACTCACCAGGGATATGACAATCCCTGCCGTTGATGAGGAAATGGACGTTAGCAGCTTCTTCAGAGAATTCATAGAACTCGTGCGTTCTTTTGGGGTCGCCAGAGGCCAAGTAGCTGTCGTGACCTTGCTGGTGCCACTTGACCCAGGGGAGCCACTCCCAGCACTTATACATTCCTTCGTTGAGCACGTCAGGAACAGTTGATTGGGGGACATAAGACACAAGGTCCCTAAGGATTTCATCAGGCAGCTGGCCAGTGTGTGCAAGTGCACCACACGCTTTGTAGCATTGTCTAATTCGCCCCATCGGGGTTCGTAGATACCCTTTGGAGATAACGGTGCGCTTGACTGCTTGGTGCCAGTCAGCAACTTCTGGTACTTCTTTTCCATAGCCCTCCAATGTGGTCTGTGCGAAGGCAAGACTCACGTTTGCAGTAACAGCCAATTTTCGGTATTGCATCATGTAGTTATATGCGTGCACTACCCGCTTGCTAATATCATACTCGATTCCATCACTAATTATGGCATCTGGAGGTTTCTTAAAGATACGACCACCAACCAACTTATGTATTTTGATAGGGCTAGCAAAAACATCAAGGAGAAACTTACAATTAGAGAGCCAAGCAACAACCCGAGCTTCAGCTTGCGAAAGGTCCCTCTGCCAAAACACACTGCCACGAGGAGGTTGGTACATGAGACGCATAACTTTAGAAATAGTTTGGGGCGAACTGCCACGCCACTTTGGGCTAGAAGAGAAACTCCAACGGCCACTCTTAGTGCCAGGTATGTTAGCAGTATAGCCAAGATAAAGATCACCGTCAGGACTATTATCAAACTCCACATTTATGTAATTTGACTCCTTTGTTCGCAAGTGCCGAACTTCAATGATGAGTTTAAGTGCTGGCACCTGCGGGTACTGAGCACGTAATTCTCGCAGTGCGTTCTCATCGCTGGTAAACGAATCACTACCACGTTTCTTTTTAACAGGGAGACGAAGTTTTGTAAATAGCAGCTCTTGTATCTGCTTCGTAGATTTGACATTGATCTCGTAGCCGACGAGCTGGTTGAGTTCACTTTGCTTCTTGTCCCTTTCGTCCTGTAAGTATTGGGCTAATTGTTTGTGCCACTGCCGGTGGAGCATTAACTTATTACGTTGCATCTCGATAGCAATAGGGTAGAACCGTTGGCTGCGCCGTTGGAACGTCTCGAATAGGTCATGTTCTTTTAGGTCTCTAACTAAGGCATGGGCTGTTTTGGGAGTAGTGACCATGTCCTTACAGTTGTAATTCCAGACGTCACGATCAGGAGTTTTCTTCTTCCAGGTTTTGCCTTCATCCTTGTAATAGGGGTAGTAAGTGTAAATACTAGCTTGGAAGTCCAACGCTTTAGGGAACTCGGGATAGAGAACATTCATCGCCAGCATGTTGTCGAAACGTACTCCCGAGGGTTCACAGCCATAGTCCAGCAGATAGTCGAGGTCGTAAACTCCGTTCTGGTTGGACCAATTCGGATTAGCAGCCATCGCTTCAGATAGCAACCTCCAAAGTTGGGTCTCCTGATGTAAGTCGAAGTAAGGACCTGTTGTTGTATGGATAGGCACACATAGAGCCTCATTCGGTCTGTCCTCAACCCATAATCCATAGCAAGTTATTGTATCTCCTCTCGTTTCAATATCCTGAAACCACCACAAGTTTGGCTTATCCCTAATATGGCGTAGCCAGTCGGCACACACCTCAAAGGTAGGCTGAATCCAGAACTGGTCAACTGGTTCACCAAGTACGCGACGTGGAGACACGGACTCTGCCTTGAGCCGCTTAAAATACCTGATCGTAATGTAATAGTAATGCCAGTTGTCTCGCATGATCCAGGCCGGATGAACACAAGGCAAGACTTTGAGGCCGGGCACGGTGTCACTATCAAGTAAGCTCCCTTGCCACTTCGTAATACTATCGGCATAAGTTACGAGCGTCCGTAGAGCTTCGTTACCGAGCGCAACTGCGACATTAGGTTTGTGCGCGTTAAGCTCAGCAAGTAACAACTGACGCCACCACAATAACTCTGCTGTAGGCTTTGTTCGCTTCGGATCTTGATAGAAGATCCCGAACTTATCAGCTGGCGGACGCCTTTTGGCAACGTTAGTGCGGTTGCATCGCTCAAAGTCAATACCTGCACTTGAGCAAATCTTACGAAGTACGCTTCCGGAGCCTCCAATGAATCCCTCACGTTTAAGTACCTCCTGATGGCCTGGGCTCTCACCAATGAAGGTGATCGTAGCTCCAGGAATGATTGTAGGCGGACACTGAATTTCGTATCCGAGCTTAACTTCCATCTAGATATTCCGCCTTCGGATGAAGTCATGGAATGAGTCTGCTGTAACTCGTCTAACATGCAGATCATTGACTCTAACTACACGCTCAATAAACTCACTTTTAGCCCGCTCCATGACTCCAACTATATTGGACAGCTGAGAATCTGAGAGTTTACCACTCACGAGGTCCAGGTGATTAAGGGTTAGTTTAATGTAGCCGTACCCCAGCTCCTGGGGTGTCACTAAGATCACCTTCTCCAGGAGTGGGTCTAGCCTTTCCTTGTCTACTTTTGATAGATACATTTCTTAGTACATCCTCTAGTTTACTATTCGCCCTCTGCTTCATCTCCTCCGAGGGGGTCGAACCTTGAAGCTGGCTCGTCTCCACTGCCATCAGGCTTATCTCCCTCGCTAGTAGGAGATTGTATAAGTTTGTTGAGGCGTTCGATGATCCCTGCATGATAGGCGGCATCTTTCTCACATATAAGGAAATTACGGCCTGTCTGAATTGCAGCCTCACCAGTGCTTCCACTTCCGCCAAAGAAGTCAACAACCACTTCTCCAGGAACTGTTGAAGATTCGATAAGTTGCCGTAGTAGGGATACGGGCTTCTCGACTGGATGGATTTTTCTACCAGGTGGAACCGGATCATGAGGAAGGACGTTTGATTGTCCTTGCTTGAGTAGTTGTCTGTTACCCTTACGGCAAAAAAAGCAGGCTTCGTACCCAGATGCCCATCGACTCTCAGGGTGATTAGCTTGACCAGGCCCAGGCTTAACCCAGAGGAGTGGCATTGGGTCAACTTTGAATCCGGCGTCTGAGAGCATTTTGTAGACTTTGGCATACGCCTTAATATCGAAGAAGAAGTAGGCATGGGCGTCCTCCTTTAGTAGTCGAAAAGCTTCAGTAGCAATACGACTAGTGAGGTCCATAATGTCATAAGTGTCATCGTGATAGATAGTCGGATGGTAGGAGTCACGTTTCGTCGCACCTTCATCAAGATTAATGCCGTAAGGCGGATCTGTAACCACGCAGCCAGCAATGCCAGAGTTCCATCTAGTAACAATCTCAAGGGCATCTCCTAAGTGCACTCTAGTGCTCACATCACCTACACGACCAGTATTGACCTCCCGGACCATCTTAGAATGGATTTCGCTTAGATCATGCAAGCGAGCCCTATTCTCAATCATCCGGAGTTTGTTCATTGCCTGATGCTTGTTCTTACTGCCCTTGAGTTCTGGTAGTATCTCCATAGCCTTCGCGAGTTTGATGTCGTCAGCCGTAACACTTTTTGCCTCCCCCAAGTGCTCGGCCACCTCTCTAACACCATCACCATAAATCCTACCGCGAAGCTGAGCAATGCGAGCTTTAGCGGCAACGGAGTCCTGCCAACTGAGTTCTTCACGTACGAGGTTCTCATCGAGTTCAATCTCCTCACGCTCTAAATCGGTTAGTTGCTCACGGAAGTTAGCCTCCACCTCAGGGATTTTCATGAAGGCGTGCGCAAGTAGACGACGATAGCCAGCTACTAGTTGGTAGGGTAAATGACTTGGCGCGTCCGGAAAGCGGACAGTGTCAAGTGGCGCCACGGTTAGTGAATGTAACAATCCATGAGACTGAATACTTACTGCCAGTTCAGCAATCTTGCTTTCATTGACAGACTTACGTTGTCTATCAGGTGGTATAAATATGTCCTTAATTGCAATTTTCATGCGCGCTGCGCACTCCTTCTATTTTTTAGTAAAACAACAATAATGAAGTAGCCAAGGGGACGGAACCACGGCTTTCCCACGTCATCAGGGAGCGCTTTCGACAAGCACTTCAACCTGCATCCGCTACACACCACGTCCTTGATATCAAAGTTCCTAATGAACTTAGAGGTTCCTATGTAAACGCTGAAACCGCACCCCTCAGCTACATTGCCCTTAAGGATTAAACTGTAATCTACCGGAGCGACGCCGTGTGTAGTGGCGGGCTGGTAGTGTCATCCCAGGGCAAGGCAATAAAGACTATATTTTTAAGCGATACTCAAAGAGCCCAACACTCCGACGGAACCTAGAACGCTTCTGCACTTCATATGAACCAAAGCGCGCCTTCCGTAAGTGCCTTAACTGCGCCGATACAGACGCAGCAGGATCACCTGTGGAATCGGCTATCTCTGATAATGTACGCCACTTGCCATCTGCCATGAGGGTGTAGACCCTGAGCAACTGACCTGAAAGGCGCTTCTTATCAAATTGTGGTTCATAGTCAGAGCCGTTGAACTCTGGCCCGTCGGAGAATGGATAACCGCTCATTTTATCTAGCCTTTACTCTGCCTTTAGCACCTTATCCAAATTAGGCCTGCTATCGCCTTCCTTGTACTTGACAGTACCGATGAACTTAATGGTCATCAAGTCCTCAGTCGAGAACTTACCGTCGCTACCCCACTCATGACCAACTACCAAGAAGAACTTCCGAATGGAGAACGCTGGCTCAGGAGACTCCAAGGCCCCAGGGCTGAGGCTCCAGTTATGATAGACTGTATAGCTATTCCAATCGGCCTCAAGTGGCGACAGAACGGCCTTGATATACGGCTCGATCTTGCCAGTATTCTTGTTGGCTTGTTTAGCCATCTCCACCGTCGCTTGCTTAATCATGAAGGTGAAGTATTTGTCTGCTGGCATACGAGGCTTTTCTTTGACCTCATCCAGGTTAATGTCTAATGTTGGCATAATTGTTTCCTCCTAGAAACAGGGTTAGACCCGGTAGGGCGTAGTTAGTAAGCGGAGCGAAAAAAAAAGCTAAACCTTTTTAGGAGCCTTCGTGCGTACCTTCGACACCCTCATTAATGCGGCGGTGTGTTCTCCGGTTTAGTGCTTCTAGTGCATGGTTGAGATAGTCCAACGCCTCAGCGTTCTCCTGGCAAGGAAAATACTGTTGGTAGTGGCTGATTCTATTGACTACAGCCGCAATGACTGTCTCAACAAAGGCACCATTAGGCTCCCTACGGTCTTTAGATTCAATCTTCCCCAAGGGCCCATGCTGCCAACTAATTGCAAATCCCGGTCCCCAAGCTGTACCGCCCTGAGGCCTAGCGTTCTCGTCTAACCAATGTTCTGCATAGAATCGTGATAGCATTACTTGTTTCCTCCTCTCTCCTTGATTATCTTTTCCCAGATTTTACCCTGGTCTTCCAATGTTTGCAGGCCTTTGTAACTGGTTCTAGCTGCATACACCTGATCGCTGCGCGTCCGCACCTTAAATTCAGGGTCCTTACCAGTTTGCTGGACTACTTCCGTATGCCAAAACTCATTGAAGTAACCAGGTATGCGCTGGGCTAACTTTCCAGTTAGGTCAATGGCCTTGAACAGCCGGCCAGTGATCTCGTCCTTGGACGTGTCCTCATGCGCTGTTAGGATAATGTTCATCTTCTTAGCGCATAGTCGGCTAACTAGACTGGTTACTAATGACTGCTGTTGCATGTAGTGTTGCAGCTGAGGGGTTGAAGTTGGTAGTTTGTTGCCGTCTAAAAAAAGTACTCGAGCCATAATCCCTTGCATTGCAAAGGTCATTGAATCAACTACCGCTGTCCGGAAACCGGACGACTCGAGGCGCTCGATCTTTGCCTCCATCAGTGTGAAGGCCTCACCAGGCACATTCTTGTCTCGGTAGGTATCAGCTTCAATGAACTCCCACAATTCCTTAGGAATCCTACTTTGCAGTCCTGCAAGGCGCATATCCCAGTCGAAGAAGTAAACGGGACGCAGCTCTGGCTGAGCCGCTAGTAGACCAGCCAAAGTCGTCTTCCCCGTCCCGCTTACTCCGTAAACTAAGGCGCGGATTGGGTCCGCTTCTAGCATTTCACTTAGTTTCAATTGATGCTCCTTTGCCAGTTGCTCCAAGGTTTTCACCTTGGTTGCTTGGTTCACTATCATCTGGTACGTTCTCCATATGTACTTCTAGATCTTGGATATGGATAGATCCACGCTGAATAGCACCCCAGAACTTCGTCCAGGTATGCTTATCAGGGAACCTTACGGTTCCTACATCATCACGCCCACCATCTCGGAACAACTCAATAGTTGTTTCAACTGAGTCGTCGGCCTTGAGCACCTTGCGATGAAACATTAGCATCATTTCGCTTGTCACCTCCTTTCTCGTTTAAGATCCAAACTGTTCCTGAATGGCCATCCTTACTATGAGCCCAAGAAGTACCACACGTGGTGCACTTAATGAGTTTGAGGTAGGCCGTACTAATTAAATTAGGGTGATTACATACTTGCGCTTGAGGCATCTAATTTCTGCATCCTTTCATCTTCTAGAGGGGACCACATACCGAAGTCGTAGTCCATTTTGATTAGTTGAGCGCGTATGGCAGGAGGAGCGCTACAAATAGCACGATAGTCACAACCGCCAAAAGCTCCGCAGTTCTGTCCGAAGTCCATGATCCACTTACCGTCTGCCTTACGCATCTCAATCTCAGCAACAGTGTTAAGTACATTTTGGTGCCACTCCGTTATTTGCGAGTCCTCCCAATACAACTCCTTGGTATGGAAATACTCATCCAGTTTTTTAGCACGTTTAGGGTCTTTGGCCTCGGCCTGAATCCACATTGCATGGACTATGGCTTGATGTGTGTCTACATTTAGTAACTCACGCGCTGCGACCATGTAGCCCAGGAGGCCCTGGTCCATCTTAAAGCCTTCCAGGTAATGCTCACTTATAGTCCAAGCCGTAGACTTGAGATCGTTAACATAGATCTGACCGCCCATGTCAAAGACTCCGTCGATGATCCCCACGTAGACAACGTCTTTAGGACCATTGATAGTCTCCACTGGCCCGAGGTACAAGGCAAAGGGAGACTCGACGTACAAAAACTTGAGGGCAACCGGCTCGTAGTGCTCGCAATAACCTGTAAAGATCCGCAAGGCATTCTTTGGAGAGCGACGATCATCCTGCATTACCTCCATCATGCTCTCTTTAGGCATGAACTTCTTGTAGGCTGCAAGCAGCGCCTCAGCCCCGATCTTGTATGCTTCAGTGTACTTCTTGCCAGCCATCTTGGCTTTACGGAAGTGCTCAATCCCTTCATGCATAGCAATACCGAAACTAGGCGCTGCTTTACGGCTACGCCCAACAATGTGAAGTAACTCGAACAGGTTGAACTTCTGCTGGCATGCTCTATAGGTTTTCAATAGATGAGCATCTATAATTACCGCCTTACTAATGTCTATGTCAGCGTTAGTTACCAGTTCGGGTACTTGTGTTAGGTCCATGGACTTTAGTCCCCCTCGTCGCCGGCTTCACTGCTATCGCAACACTCCTCGCACATCCACTGCCCATCATCTTCAGTACCACAACGACTCCACCCTTCTTCTTCCAGCCAGTTAGCGAATTCTGAGACCTCCACGTCATCAGGGATAACTATCTGCTCATCACATACAGCACAGTCAAACTGCCTATCTGATTCTGTCATTTAACTAATCCAGCCTTTCTGAGCAGCAAGATCAATTGTGCATCGGTCTTACCATCAGCGCGGAGCTTGGCTATCACATTAGGGTCTAACCCAAGAGATTCAAGTGACGTTGGTCCTGCAGGTGCAGTTTTCTTACCGGATTTAGTCGTTTTAGGCTTTTTATCGGCTGCTTGGCGCATAACTCGACCCAACGTGCGTTGAGTTACCCTACGTTCACGATCAGCAGATACGAGTTGAAGTAGCTCGCCTTCTGTTAGTTCGTAGGCTGGCTTTTGGCCAAGTTTATGCAGGAGGGATGATCCCTTAGGTCCAAGGCCCATTTTAACCTCTAGCGTCTAATTGGGTGTTTATGTCGCCTGATTCGAGGGATTTGAGATGCCGCCGCAAGAGGTTGCGAATGAGTTTACTCATATCGCCGTGGTCTGGACACTCTTGTTTCAGCTTCTCATACATAACGGCAGGTAGCACTACTCTCACTGATTTCTGACCGTCTTTGACAAGACTCATTGCTGCTCCTAATAATAACGATTAAAGTTGTGAAGTAATTGAAGGGGCCTTTTTAGGGGCCCCTCCAGATCACATCTAGTGCACTAACATCTCACACCTATTACTCTTGGGCCTGCAGTAAACCTGCGGCTTTGAGTAACTCCTCTTGCTTATCGGCAGACAGCTGCTTAAACTTACTAAGGTTGGAAGCCGACTTTGGTTTGTCAGGTCGGTTCGCATCCCTATGCTGCCGCTGCTTCTCGATCACGTAGGCTTTGGTTGCGTAGTCGAGCAGAACTTCAACGCCCTTGTCGTTGTCGCCCTCCCCAAACAACACAGTGGCCTCCTCTACGGTCTCGGGAATTTGGACCTCAATCTCTCCCAATGAGACATTGGAGTTTGTGGTCTTGTCCCGATAAGAGACAGGTACTTTTTCAGTTTTCATATTT